CGATCCCCGTCAATGGTTTCACCGATTTCAGCGGCGTTGGCAGCGGAACCGCAAGCATCATCGACACGTCTGATCTTTCGAGCGTGGCGAAGCAGAAGGCTCTTGGTCTCACCGACGAAGGCACGGCTAAGTTCAGCCTCAACTACATCGAAGCCGATCCGGGGCAGGTCGCAATGGAAACAGCGCGTTCGGCTGGCACGGTTGCTCACTTCATCATCACGCTCACGTCGGGCACCAAGTATGCGTTTGACGCTTTCGTTCAAACCTTCGAGAAGACCGGCTCCGTAGATAAGATCGTCACCGTCTCTGCGACCGCCGAGATCACTGGCGCGGTTACCAAGACTGCCGCGAGCTAAGTCATGGGCTTGGTCAATCGAAAGCAGGTCTTCGCGGCGAAGCTGCCCACTCTCGACATCAACGTCGAAGAGTGGGGCGGTGATGTCCGTCTCCGCACCTTGACGGTGGAAGCACGCCTCGAAATGCTCGACGCGCTTCGCGCCCACGAAGCAAAAGTGAAGGCGTTCGCTGCCGACCAAGAGTTTCCCGAAGGCGAACGCACGGGCGTTGATCGTGTTGAAGAATACGACGATGTAATCTTCTACCTCATCCACGCCATCGTCGATGAAAAGGGAGCACTGCTCTTCACGCTCGCAGACTACGACCGCTTCAAGGCGCTGGCCTATCCGACCCTTGTTCGGCTCTATCAGGGCTTTTTGAAGCTCAATAGCGTTCTTCCGACGTCCGATCTAAAAAAAGCTCAGACTAAACGACGAACGCCGGTTCGCTCATCGTCTCGCGCTCGCGCTCGGCCGAACGGTCGCCGAGCTTAGCGCGACGGTGAGCCCCGACGAATATCAAGATTGGATCGCGTTCTATAACCTCGAACCGTGGGGATCGCAGGCGGACGATAGCCGCTTCCAAGTGCTCTGCGATGTCATCCACCGCACCAACTCAACCGAACGCATCGAAAAGTCGCTCGTGTTCTTCGATCGCGATCCCGAAGAGACCGCGCGTCTCGAAGCAATCGAGCGTGCGCGCACCGACAGACTATCGGCACTCGACGCCAAGATTGAAGCCTACTTCGAGCGGCGATTGAGCGGCGGTTCATAAATACCGTATGGCTAACATCGGCTCTCTCAATATTGATCTTTTGCTCGAATCCTCTTCGTTCCTTTCTGGAATGAGGCAGGCGCAGGTTGCGACCGCCGAAGCCGCGAGCGGCATCCAAGAGTCCCTTGTCGGCATTCGCGAAGAAATCTCGACCGTCCAAGAGGCAGCGGAAGGTCTCGCGGCTGCGTTCGCGATCGACTTCCTCGCCGAGAAGGTTCAATCCGCGCTCGAATATTCGGAGGCAATCAAAAAGGTCTCCGAAGCCACCGGCACCACCACTACCTTCGTTCAGCAATTCACCTTCGCCGCAGGGCAAGCCGGTGTCAGCACGGACACGGCGACCGCCGCGCTCGAAAAGTTTACGATCAGTTTGGGTAAGGGCGGCAACGCCAATCAACAGACGCTCAAAACGCTGAAAGACCTTGGCGTCACGAGCACCGACACCACTACCGCGATCCTCCAGTTGGCGGACGGTCTCGAAAAGGTGCCTACGCAGTCACAGAAGGCGGCGGACATCGTTGCCGTCTTCGGCAAGGGCGCGCTCTCATTGCTCCCCGTGCTGGAATCCCTTGCGGGTGACGGCTTCGGGAAGTTGGCGGAGCAGGCCGAACAACTCGGCGTCGTGCTCGATGGATCGGTGATCGATGGCGCGGTGAACGCGGAGCATAAGATCACGGCGTTGAAGGGCGTGCTGTCTGCCGATTGGGCTAACGTCATCGGACAGAATGCCACGCAGATCGAAAACCTTGCCGACGCGCTGATCAAGCTCACGTCGGCAGCGGCAAACTTCGCTTCCACGAAGATCAACCAAGGCGCGCTTTTCGACCTCAACAATCCCGATCTTGTGCGCCTCAAAAATCTAGTGACGGGTGGCGACACCGGCGCGCAGCTTTCGGGCGACGCGGCCGGGCTCATGGGCAGCGCGCAAGGGCGTTCGATGCTGCTCGATCGCAATACGGACCAAATCCGCAGCCTCGATGGCGGCAGCAACGGACCCGCCGTAGGCAGCAAGCTCTACAATCAACAACGCAATAGCCTGTTGCTTCAACGCAAAGCGATCCTTGCGGCCGATGTTCCGCAGCCCGACGCCAAGCCCACCCCGACGCCGACCAGCACGCTCCCGCCGTTGAAGACGCCAAAGGGGCCGAAGGATCGCGGGCCGAACCAGCAAGCGACATTCGATAAGCAGATGGGTGCGGAGCAACAGAACCAATATTCGCTTCAAGAGCAGTTGGCGACCGATCCGGCTATCAAAGCCAACTTCGAACGGCAGCAAATCTCATACGACTACGGCAACTTCGATATGGCTACGGGCAAATCGGATGAGTCCGGTCAAAAAGACCAAGAGATCGACGATGAGGTGAACACCAAAAAGATCACAGCGGCGCAAGGCGATGAACTAAAGGCGGAGCTTGATAAGATCGGTTGGTTGAAGATCGCCGTCACCAATCGACAGCTTGACGCGCAGCAAGCGAAGGATGCGCTCGCGCTCACGACATCGCAGATCACCAACCAAGAGGATGTCTTGAATGGTGATCTCGCGCTCGCCCGCACTTCGGCTGATAAGAAGGCGCTGAACGAGCAACTTATCGATCTCCAAAATCAACAAGTCGCCGCGCAGCTTGACGCGACGATTGCCTCGAAAGATTCATCGGCAACGGAAATCCAGATCGCACAAGCGCGCAAGGCATTGCTCCCGACGCTCCTAGCGCAGGCAAAGCAGAAGAACGCGAACGACAATTCGGGGCCGCTCGCCACCTACCTCAACGCGATGCCCAAGACGGTTGATGAGATCGGCGAGTCTCTCCAAACAGCGGCAGTGGACGGGCTCGGCTCGCTCACCACCGGCATCGAAGCTGCGATCAACGGCACCGGCACGCTGAAATCCGCGTTTTCGTCGCTCGCGACCAGCATCATCACCGACCTCGAAAAGGTGGTGATCGAGGAAGACATCGTGAAGCCGCTGGCGTCCCTCTTGGGCGGATCGTCTGGCGGCGGTGGCATCTTGGGAAGCCTTGCGAAGGGTCTTGGTAGCGCTCTGGGCTTGGCTTCCGGTGCTGGTGAGTTTGCGGCAGTCGATGGGATGGCGGATAGCTCGATTTCCAGCATCATCGCGTCCAACCCGATCGCAGCGCTTCCGCTACCCGGTCGCGCCAACGGCGGCGTCACCGCCCCGGGCGACTACCTCACTGGCGAGCGCGGTCCTGAGATCGTGAGCATCGGCGCGCCTGCCAATGTCACGCCCACCCGCGCGCTCAATGCGCTCGGCGGCGGCGGCGCATCGAGCGTGAACGTCAACGCCACGGTGAGCGGTGTGAACGATCCCGCGATGGTGAAGCGCCTCTCTGCGCAGACGATCGCCGCTGCGGCCCCGGCGCTTCTGCGCATGGCGTCGGACACGACAATGGCGCGCACACGGGCACGAAAAATGCGCTGATAGCGTCCATCGGCTAAATATTGGATGGCAATCTTCCCCATCCAATTCCCGCCGATCGCGCCCGCATCGGAATGGCTCCGCATCCAAAATAAACAGTCGAACCAGACAGCGCAGTTCACCGGCAAGACTACAGTTATTCAAAACTACTCGGCGTGGACGCTCGACTTTGCGTTTGGACGTATGGATGTCGCGCGCGCGCAAATCGTCGCATCGTGGACGGACCAGCTTCAAGGTTCGTTTGGCACCTTCACATATGTTCCAAGCTCCGGTGTCTATCCGGTATTGGTCCCGCTAACCCTGTCCACCCCCGGCTACGTGACGACAAATGAGGTGACGGTCGCGGGCTGGAATGCCATCTCCCCTACGGGGTTGCGCGTCGGGCAATACATCACCATCGGATCGCAGCTTCTGCGCATTGCGGCTACGTCGCTGGCTGCGGATAGCTCCGGCCATGCCACAATCGAGTTTTATCCTGCGCTCCGCAGTGACTTCGGGGCAGGGAGCACCGTCGAGACTGAGACTCCGTTCGGTGTGTTCCGCCTCGTGAACGACTCCTCAAACAACAGCGGTTCGGGCTTCCAGCTTGATCCCGACTTCGTGCCAGAGTTTTCCACCATGTCTGCGGCGGAGGACATCTAATGTCCAAGAGTCTCGCTGAAGCATGGATCGCGGGGCTTGCCGCGCAGGGGATCACCTCGAAGTTTCTCGCCCGCTTCGATTTTGAATCCGGCACCCAGTTCATCTGGACGGGCGGCTTCCCGATAACACCAGTGTCAACCGGCGACACGCTGCTCGACGGCAATACCTTCGAGGCGTTCAGCGAGGGCGTGCCGTTCGATGTTGGATCGAACACTTACAGCGAAAGCGGGTCGGACGCCTTCACGCTCACGCTCGGGCTGCCCGCTGATTTGCCCTCTGAAATGGTAGCCGCGTCGCTCGACGCTAACGAGTATCGGGGCCGCCCCGCGACCATCTGGCGCACGCTTATGGTCACCCCAGCGGGTGCGAGCACGCCGTCTGTGTGGGTCTTCCGCCGCGTCCGTGTCGGTTCGATGGACCAGCTAGAGTTCACCAACGACGGCACGCAATCCGTTGTGAAGCTCACGGTCCAAAGCCATGCCTCCATGATCAGCAACGCGACCAACTCAACCTACGCCGACCAGTCGAAATACGATCCGAACGACACCTCGCAAAACTATCTGTCGTCTACCACCACGGGACAGCCGATCGCGAACAACGCCTCGACCAGTCCCGATATTGCGGCGCTGGCACTCTACAACCGGCTATACAACAAATAACCTAAATACGGGATGATCTCCCGCCGAGTTGAATGGTTTGAACGCCTCAAAGACTACAATGCCGCAGTAGCAGAGACGCCCTTTATGTGGGGCGTCCACGATTGCGTGCTCTACGCAGCCGGTGCCGTTTTCGCGCAGACGGGGCACGACTTCGCGAAGGCGTTTCGCGGTCATTACTCGACGGAGCTTGGTGGGGCTCGCGCCATCCGCCGCTTCGGCGCTGGCACGCTTGAAGCAAGCGTTACCGCCCTGCTCGGCGATCCCATTCACATCTCGCTCGTGAAGCGCGGCGATGTCGTAATGTTCGATGGCTCGCTCGGCATCTGCCTTGGACTGAAATCATCTTTCGTTGGGCAAAATGCCGCGCGCGAAGGGCTGATCGAAGTCGCCACGAAGACCTGCTCACACGGTTGGACCGTGGCTTTCTGACATGGGTAAGATTGTCTCATCCGTCTTGGAAGTCGGCGCGGCAATTGCCGTGCTCGCGATCCCCGGTGTCGGGGAAGTGCTCGAAGTCGGCCTCGTTTCGCTCGGCGTTGCGGGAGCCACTGCGGCCACCATCGTCACCGCAACCGCACTCGCCGTTGGCTTGTCTGGCGTCGAAAGCATCCTCACCAAGACGCCAAATCTCTCGAATGCCTTGGCGTCTAATCTCGCGATCAGCACGAACGCCGCTGAGAATCGCAAGATCGTCTTCGGCACCACCGCTGCGGGGTGCGACCTACGGTTCAAAGAAACCTACGGTTCGAAGGATGACAGGCTCGCGCTCGTCATCGCCCTCGCCAGTCATCAAATCAGCCAATTCCATACGATCACGCTAGACTCGAATGTTTCGTGGGGCGGGCAGGGGCAAGGGCCAAGCGGGAAATACGCCGATGGCATTGAAGAGATTTGGGCAGTCGAATGCGGGACCGGGACAAACGGCCATGCGATCGGCAGCGGCGACTATTGGACCGCCGAGTCCACCTTCACCGGATGCGCCTATTTTCAGGCTGTCTACAAGCTCGACAAGACCAAGGTTTGGGCTGACGGCCTTCCTTCCACCATCATTACGCTTGTTGACGGTTGCCCTGTCTACGATCCGCGTCTCGACAGCACCGCTGGCGGCTCCGGCGCGATGCGCTCGACCGATCAGACGACGTGGAGTTTCAACAGCGGCGCAACGCAGATCGGTCGAAACCCGGCGCTGTGTCTTCTCACCTATTTGCTGGGGTGGCGCGTAAACGGCAAGTTGATGTGGGGCATGGGCATCCCTGCCAACCGTATCAACGTCGATGGCTTCATTCTCTACGCCAATCTTTGCGAAGAGCAGATCGAAGAAATCGACGGCTCGATGGGTCAACGCTACACCTGCGATGGCATCTTCTCGACTAGCGATAGCCACGAGACGATCATTAACACGATTTGCCTATGTATGGGCACGTCCATCATGGTGGATGTCGATGGTTGGTATGGGATCATCGAAGGCTATGATGATACCGCGACTACTCCGGTAGCGTTCGGCCCCGACGATGTGATTTCGAGCGGGGTTTGGAACCCGGCTCCGTCACTTTCCGATAGCTTCAACATCGTGTCGGGACGCTTCGCCGATCCCACGCAGGGCTACGTTCTCACCACTTGGGGCTCTGTTGAAGTCGATCCGCTCGCCGATGGGATCGAGCGCACTAACACCGTGGACTTCGGATGCGTGAAGCGCTCCGGCGCTTGCCAGCGCATCGCCAAGCAAATGGTGGTCCGCGAGAAATATAGCGGACAATTCACTGTCGTTTTCGGCCCGCGCGGTTTCCTCGTGAGCGTTGGTTCGCTCATTAGCCTCACGCTCCCGCAATTCGGTTTCGATGCGAAGCTCTTCCGCGTCACGGCACAGGAAGAGTCGATCGATCTCATGTTCCAGATGACGCTTCGGGAAGAGAGCGCCGAAATCTACCAGTGGGATGCGAACGAGGAAAAGCCGCTCCCGACCAGCATCCTCACCACCACCTACGATCCTGTGGTGGCAGAAGAGGTTTTCGGCCTCTCGGTGAGCGCCCGCCCCGTTGACGGCACGGATAGCGTCACCACGGTGTTTTGCGATGTCTTCTGGACGCCACCTCTATCCCTGCGAACGGAGTCCATCGAGATTCAGGCGCGCGCGGTTGGACAGACAAACTGGACCACGGAAGTCGAGCGCTTCGCCGAAGTCGATGTGGGCACTTATCCGTTCGCGATCGGGGTGAACGGGCTCGGCATCGAGGTTCAGGCCCGTTACCGGATGTCGAATGGCGCGTATGGCGATTGGGCAACCACATCGCTTGGCTCGACGCCCGTGAGCAGCGTCAATCAATGGACCGCGATCTACGACAATGGCGACGGCACCAAGCCCGCCGATGGAGCGACGGTCGGCGCTCCGGCTGGCACCTTCATCGGCGATCGTCCGGTGGAAGTCGTGTTGAGCGACATCGACGCGGCAAACGGCAACACGATGACGATCATCAGCCAACTTCCCGCGCTGGTGCTCCCGATGCTTCAAGACCCGATCGACCAGTTGAGCGCGCTCAATGTTCAGGCAAGCGGGGCGGCGGCGACCGCGATCAGCGGTCTCGCCGCTGCCACCACCACGAGCTTGAGTACGATCACGGCCCGGATCGAGCAGGTGGAGTCCACGGCGACCAGCGACAATGAGGCGCGCATCTCGGATATCTCGACGCTTCAAGCGTCGATCAACGACACGAACGCATCCGTCCAAGAGAATGCCACTGCGATCGTCGGGATCGACGGCACGCTCAATGCCTCTTGGACGCTCAAGGTCCAGACGGAGAGCGACGGCACCACTGTCGTAGGCGGAATGGGGATTGCGATCAGCAATGGCTCGGTGGATGTCGCCTTCCTTACGGACAGCTTCCGCATCTACACCGACGGCGGCAACCATCAGGTCTTCTATGCCGACGATAGCGGCGTTACGATGCCCAACGTCACGATCGACACGTTGAAGGCCGGTAGCGTGACGATCGACGGCATTGCCGCTGGGCTCACCGATCTCATCACATTCACCTCAACCGATGTCATGATAGGCAGCGATGAAACAACTCTTATCGAGACATCGAGCTTCGCGCTCGGCGACACCGTGTCTGGCAACGGGATGGCAACGATCACGTTTCTCCAAGACAGCTTGTCCACGCGCGACACCTTCGTCCGCTTTCGCGTCTACGTGGATTATGGTGATGGGGCGGGATATGTCGTCAAACGGGATCGCACCGAAGGCATCCAGACCGCAAGCGGCAAC